CCCGCCGCGCCGTTGTTGCGGGCGTTCTTCACGAAACCGCTCACCGCAGCGAGCACCGCGTCGCGCGTCGCCGTCGTCGCGTGGACGATCAGGTCCTGGTCGCCAGGTTTTAAGTAACGGGTGGTTTTAGGTTAACCACTAACCCCAGGCTGTGCGGACTTTACGCAGAGAGTCTTGAACTCTCACTGAAGCCAATTTGCGCAAAGCTGCGAACAGTGTCCAAAGGACCAGAGACTGCAGAGGTTCGTTAGTAGAAACCGCCGTCTATAAAGCGCAGATCGTCCAATTGTTGGTCGATCGCCGCCATTATAGCACGAGCATTTTCACTAACTTTTCTTACTTGTTCTCTCGACTTCCAGTTGACGTTACCAACGTCTAAACTAAGCGGAGTCTTCGACAAGTGTTGAGCTAACCCTGCCCAATCGAATCCAGAGGTGCTGTTACTGAATTGCGATATGGCCAGTTGCTGAGTGATAAACTCAGCATAGTAAGCCCATACACCTGGAGAAATAACCTTAAGCAGGAATTCTAGCATCCTGTTGGGCCAGCCTCGAGCTGTCTGTATTTTTCAGAAATTTCTGATAAAATATAGAACAGCACCGTCGAGGTTGCTCTGTGCTTTCGCTTTCTCGTTAATTTCAACCTGCAATAATGCAGATTTAATTAAAAAGGGAGCAGCCGGTCGAGAACTTTCTGGTATGGAGAAGCACCAATGCATTGTAGCAATGAATTTTGCTATTCCGCCTTGGCTCTGTGCCACTAAGAAAGAATTCAACCCGAAAGCAGCCCATAATGCGTTTCAAGCTCTTCCCGACTGAAATTCAGTCGGGAGAGCTCGAATAGCAGCTAGAACAGCGTCTAAATTTGGTAATAAACCAATTCTGAACATTGAAGTGAGGAGAGCTCCAATGTAGAATCGATTCCGCACGGTTCTCAGGATTAATCCTGGACCGATTGGAGTCAATTCAACATTAGGTCCCACCCATCGTTTCGCAAATTCTGCGAATTCTGTAGAAATCAAAGATTTCGACAGATTGATGGATACACCCAATGCAGTCATTAGTTTATGGTACTCCAAGGCTACCTCCTCGTCTGCGATAACTATATCGTCACCAAGGATGGCGTATGCCGTAAAGCCCACTTTACCAGAAAGTATAGCAGCCAGCTGCACGATTACGTGATGCGTAAGGGCTAGTCCAGCCCAGCTAGAGTAAGCCCCCATCGGTTGTCCAACGGTATATCGAATAACTTTCTCAGCCCGTTTACCGGGTTTCCAGACATAAGAAATACTTGATAGCAAGTTGCATCAAGCATTCCCCAAACCTGGAGAGAGAATATTCAATATATCCCGCTGAATATCAATGGGAAGTCTATCCGTAGCTGCACTGAGATCGAAAGAGTAGAACTTTGTTCCAGCAGGGGCTTCTGCGATTAATAATCGCAGGGGAGCCTCCTGGTCATGTGTTCCATCCATCGGAATTCGTTTTAGTAGACTAAATATGGCTAGATGTAGCGGTCGGAGCATGCATTGCACCCAGAAGTTGCTAATCGCAACAACTCGGGCCTTACCTGCTTGATCGAATACTACAGCTAGTTTCCCCATAAATAGTCGCACAGTCCCACCCATAATTGCTATCAACGCAATCAACGGTAGACTGACTAAAAGAATACTGAGAATCCACGCAGTCATCCATAATCCCTTAGGATGCACCACAACGTTATAATAAACGTAGTAGTACAAAACCTTAGGATAATAGATGAATGCTGCCGCATCTAGACCGGCACTCCAAGTGCTCTTACGAGCATTCGGAGACGCCTTTTCTAGAATAAGCAGCTGCGGTGATTTCATCCAGTTAGCGAATTCTCCGAGAGGTGTTCCCGCAATCGCAAAAAGCGATTCTAAGGCACGTTTTAATTGACTCGAATCAAAAGTTCGAGTTGATCCTGAAAAAGGAGCCAAAATGGTTCCTAATTTAGGACGTACCTTAGTTGGGAAGACTCGGAAGATCGAGAGTACAGTTAAGATACAAACTATAATACTCTGTACACCACGGTTACCCTCTTGATAAAAGAGTAGTAATTCTCGTAGTTTCCAAGGTATAATAGTAGGTAAACCTCTACTGTCTGTCTGTACCATAGGAGATCCTTTTACGGTTCCCCTATTGGTTTTGGCAACCCCCGTAGCCAGGAAACCAACAACTATTTTCAACACCTCTTTAAGGTAGTAGAAAGTAGCTTGGAAACCTGACTTCTTACACATTGATTTAATTCTCTGTATAAGGAGAGTCACCGAATCTTTGTAGCTGTCCGCCCCACAGGCCCAGATCACCAGCTGTCCATATTTGGAAAACTCATAGAGTTTTAACCAAACTTTGGCAGAGGCATTCACCTGTCGCGAGTTCGCGGTAAATACATTGAAAAATGTGTTTGCAGCGGTTCAAAGATAAGGTTCTTTTGCCGATGGTAGATCAGGTCCGTCAGGGGTAGGGTGCTAGCCTTCCTGATAAGGGCAAACGCGACATTACGCCCAGTCCACCGTATCCTTCTTAGGGATCCGGCAAAAGGTGTCAATATATTTCAGACACTGTAGCTCTACGGACCACCATTTCTGATGGCTTGCTAAGACCAGTGTGTTTTACACACTGGAGGGCCCCGGTGACCTAGTCGAGCAACCTCGTACATCAATGTCAAGAATTATTGTTTATCCTGACCCTGACGCCGTAGCACACTTTCGTG